ATCCATTACTAATTATACAAGAAACGAAAAAAAGAGGAGGGGTAAAAACCCAACCTCTTTTTAGGGTGTTCCGACTTTTGTAGAGACCGCACGAAAGGTCTCATACTTATTTATTCTACTTCTTGAACTTTCTTTTTTGCACCAATATTATATTTCTGCTCAAGTTCCCAATCAGATTTTTCTTTATATGCAATCACTTTAATTTGATTAAGTGGAGCAATATCAGAAATTTTATCTTGATTTACAACAGTCACAAGTCCCCAATCTGCAAGGAGACGAATGATCCTATTGCGACGTTGGACATCATTTACAGTAAGGTTTGCATGCTTACCGTCAAGAGCAAACAATTCCTTAAAGTGGGTAATATAATACCTACCTTGTTTATGAAGAATATGAGCACTCTGATAGAGTTTTTTCTCTTTTCTTGATGCTACTCCGATGCGAGTCAAAGTTTCACGAACTTTCAAAAAATCATCGGGTTCATTCAGAATGACCTCCACCATCATATCGGGAGACCAATTTACTTGTGGTTCAATTGTTTGGTTAGTCATTTCTTTCCGCCAGTTTCAAGTCGTTGTTTAATAAAATCTAGTTGTTCTTTATTTAGGAGTTTCAAAGCTTGGGATGCTTTTTCATTACTATAACCATAGTATTGTTTTACGCATTCTAAATCTTTGACTTTATCTTTTCGGATCCAAGGAGAAAATCTTTTCCGTTTCCTAAGACTATTTAGATAAAACGAATATTGCATATCCTTTTTAAGGTGATGATTCATATTCATTTCATTTGCAAACAGAACACAGTCAATATGACCAGACAGGCATTTATTAATAATATAAGGAGAGTATTCACTTATATTTTCAGATAAATCTTCCTTTGTAAAATTAATCGAGTTCAACCAATCCTTCAATTCCATAATTAAAAAGCAGAAGTTCTTTACGTTGTTTTTGTTCACGCATATATTCACCAACAGATCTCATTGTATAAGTGAGATCAAACTCTCCAGTCTTCCAGTCCTTAAATCGATCTTTTACAAGTTGATCAGAATTATAACTAATCAATTGATCCATATTATTAGCGTCGCAATCAGCAGCAAACTTATCGTGATCAAATCCTTTATGCATTGATCCCTTGTTCCCATAGAGATTATCCTTAATATCATAAGGAGGATCGAGATACATAAAAGCACCCTTGTTTCCATCCATCAGATAATCATAGGAGTAATTAGTTATACGCCACTTAGAAATTAACGCAGAATACGCAGGCAGTTTTTCGATCCCGCGCATAGAGAAGTTGGAATTCGATGCTTGCTCTGAAAATGATGAACTCTCTGTGAGACCACTGAAACTACACTTATTGACAACATAGAAAGCCACAGCACGATCAATACTGGGCAGAGTTTGGTCATTGACCTTCTCCTTAGAAACTAGAAAAAGTTGTCTTGCTTTATCAGGTGTATTACAAGTACTTTTAAGAGTAGAAAGAGCATTAGACAATTCACTACCAAACATCTGGAGTTGTTGCCAGAAATTTACAAGTGGTTCATAAAGATCATTTACCCAAATATCTAGGTTAGGATGCTTCTTAGTGACATAAATCGCAACACTTCCACCACCAAGAAATGGTTCTCGGAACTCATCATAATTGCGAAGATCGGGAAAATAAGGATCCATCTTAACGCAAGCACGAGACTTACCACCAGGATAACGAAGAGGGGTTTTAAGGGATTTCATCAGAGAATCTCCAAAAGATTGTCAAGAATTTCAGCAGAACTAATATTCTTTTTTGCTGGTTTTACATTAACTGCCAACATTTTATAGTCGCCATTTTCCAATTTAAAAGTTGCGCCTGCTCCATCACATTCTGTACGAGAATAAACAGTATCCCAATCAGTATATCCAATACTCATATTTTTAGTATCAACAAGAATCATGTATTCAAATGTTTTTTGAATATTTTCCTTTTTTAATTTTTTAATTTTATTCTTACCTGGTCGTTTGTTGATGAGAACTACTCGCTTACAACTTCCATTTTTATTAAAAAGACCCAAAGATCCTTTCATTTCATAATTTACTTTATCCGTAGAAATAAAATCTACTCCATCCATAAAATCACCAACATACTCTACTTGCCCACTACTCCATTTTGCAAAGGATTTTTCTTGCAACCAAGTTCGTAGTGTTTTAAATGCATTGGATTTCATTTGAGTTGTATTAGTTGCTTCAACACAACCAAAAAACTGTTCAAGATTAATTTTATCAAAATTAAGTTTCATAATTAAAAAGTTAAAATAAAGTTATTCGAATTCAGAAGTTTTATTGGATACTTGTTTAATAGGAGTTTCGTAAGGAACAATACAAGATACTGTTATTGCAGTGGATTTTGTTGCTTCTGCCATCTTACGATATCCAGTTCCAACATAAACTTGACCACCAACTACGGCAACTGCCATAGCACCCCAAAAAATATAATACCATTGAGATTTTATTTGATGTCTGATGTTTTTCATATATCTAAATTAAAAGAAAAAGTCATTCTCATTTGATTTGTTGAATCAGATTCTGGAACATAATGCATTAAATGTGGAGGAAATAATACTATGTCTCCACTATCAACAAAAGGATACCATTCTTGATAATAGAATTCCTTTAAATTGCTTTCTTGTTGATTAGGAAAGAGTTGTGTTCTCCACAAATGCGAATCTCTTACAAAGACTGTAGAAGAAGTTGTTCTATAATAATAGATTCCAGACCAATATGGATTATTACGCCCGCAAGATCCAAAATGTGAGTGAAGTTCTTGTCCCTGATTTTCATAATAAACGTTATACCAAAACTCTATAAAGTTAGAAAAATGTGGTATTTTTAATTCATCAAATTGTTTATTGATGCAATCTTGCAAATCTTTTTTTAGGTCATCTCTAGTTCTTGCATTTATATACTTATCGTCATCTAAAATATTTGGAAAAGTAGTATATAAATCATTTACCCATTCATTTGGTTTATTTGTAGATTTGGGTATATTTGGAAAATTATATTTTGAATGTTTATCAAATTTAAACTGAATTACTGGAGTTGAAAAAACGTGATGTATTTTCAGTTCTGTCATTTAAACTCACACTCACACATAATTTCAGTTAATGCTGCTAGGAGGTTAATTTCCTGATCAGCCACGAACGCACATTGGTATTGATACTTAGCAATAACAAGAACGGCAGCAGGGATAGATTGGGGAAGTAAGCAATCATAAAAGGCGTCATAAATCCTGCGAAGAAGACTAGAAGCATCGTTGTCCAAGTTGGAGACCACCCACTTTCGTACTTCTGAGAAATTTTTATCTTTAAGATTTTTGATAAGTTCATTTACAGAGATGTCTGAGAAAGATGCAAGAATACCAGAGTCAATTTTACCACCAGTAGAGTATCGTTGAATTTCATTTAAGACTCTACGGAAGTCTGGGAAATGTTTTGATACAAGTTCTGCAACGACTTTTTCATCATATTCAATCTTTTCTGCACCCAAGATTGTTTGAAGTCGTTGAAAGAAACTTCCTGCAAGTTGAACTCTTTGCTTCCCTTTGATGGTGAAGTCGATAACTGCACAACGGGAGTGAAGAGGTTCAATAATTTTGTTCTTGTAGTTACAGGTGAAGATGAATCGGCAGTTGTTATAAAATGCCTCAATATTCGCCCGTAGTAGGAGTTGTACGTCGTTCCCCGTGTTATCCGCCTCATCGATGATGATGACTTTGTGTTTAGAAGATCCCGTAAGTGAAACGGTCGAAGCGAAGTTCTTTGCTTGGTTCCGTACAGTATCCAAGAAACGTCCTTCGTCGGATCCATTGATGACATAATAATCTGCCCCCAGTTCATTACATAATGCTTTTGCAATAGTGGTTTTGCCAATACCAGGAGGTCCTGCAAGAAGAAGATTTGGGATCTCTCCTTTCTCTACAAACTCCTTAAATGTTTTTTTAGTTTCATCAGGAAGAATACAGTCATCAATTACTTGAGGACGGTATTTCTCCACAAAAAGAAATTCACTTGTCATAATCAAATCCAAT